GACTCCTGTTTGATAATTTGAATGCCATCATTTTTCTCCTGCTTTTTGTGAACGAAATCAATCCATTCTTTATTCATATCATAGAAGTATTGACAATATTTACAACGCAAACTTCCGTCTACGGTTTCCATATCGTGGCCACATACATCACACTTAGTGGATGTTATTTGGTTAATCCTTTTTGCTTCTCATACGTGCGGAGTCCCCCGATTCCGAGCATTCCGCCCAAAACCGTTAGAAGCGTACCCATGTCAAATTCAGGAAGCTCAGGCAAGTCCACACCGGCAATCGCACAACCAAAGATAATTAAGTCTTTAAGGATAAAATGATATAAGAAGGCAAACGCACAGCACCAACCCACAGCCGGGCGCCATCCGCCCTTAAACAATGAACCCGACGCCGCTTCGGCCTTATTTACTTCTATCTGAGAAAGCGAGAGCTCCTGAGCGTGTTTCTGCCCAATCGTGGCTATCTCGTGGGCGAGAGCTGCTTTTTGGTCTTTATCTTCTATAAACTTATCAAGAAGACCGCTTACAGGACCTATAAGAGATTGTAACATTATACCACTACCTTCTTTTTCTTTTTCTTTTCTTCACTAATAACTCTAGGCATTTTAGGATACGCAAGTTTTTCTAATTCACTAAGTTCTTGGTCACCCGCGCTGCTTTTCTTCTTTTGCCGGCCTCGGTCAACAAGTGTCGGTACACTACTTCTGGATATGCTCATTGTTTCTTTCTCCTCTTTTAGATAATTGATTAAACCCGATGAAAGAGGCCAAAACGCCCATGTTACTCAACACCCAAATTTCGGCGATTCCTGAGAGGTGGTCAATTCTTTCAATAGGAACAAGGGGCGTCATTAGCACTATAATAAAGGCTGTTACGGTAAGTGCTGAGAACCACACAAGATAACGTTGTTGATCTTCTTTTTTATCACGGTTCTCCAAAAGCACCATACGCTCTTTGATAGCCATCTCTTTATCGGTTACCATACCATCACCATTTGTGTCGGCTTTCTCCCAAATAGACCCTTTTTCTAACGTCTTTTGTGTCACTCTTCCCTCCTCTCCGCTACTTTTGGTTTACAGTATGCAGAAAAAATATTTCGTGTTTGCCTCTCATTGTAAAAGTTTATTTTCTCTGCGTACCAATTACATTTATCAATACTACCATATTCTATAGAATCATCATAAATTTCACTACCCTCAAGAATAACTAACACAAACAGTAACACTTTCATTTTTTAAAACTATCATTTAACGAATCCAGAACGCTGTCAATATTTGGTTCAGTGCCACCGGGCTCATATTTACATCTGTATTCTATAGGACATTGGCCCTCAACAACAAGAGAATACGTATCGTTTGCGCCCTTATACAAACAAACCTCCTGACCATTTCGCGCTTTTTTTCTTTTATAGCGCCTACACGTTATGTATTTAGGGTCCTCTCGAATACCTTTTCGTTTCTCCTGATCCCAAGTCCAGTCACTGAACTTCTTTAAAAAGCAGGTATAGCAGTTCTTAATATTTTCTGATTGTGCTAAATATACCACACCTTCCTGCGCACAAAGCCATTCAAACGTTTCTTGACCGCCTTGTTTTCGAACACACTTAGCCGAACCATCCCCTGTCAAGTCCCATAAGGGAGTAGACGAAGAGGCCAAGAAAAGCCACGCCAACACTGAGGACAACAGTAATTGCCACGATGCTGATAACCTTTTCTCTAAATAATTTTTTGTCATAGATCTCCTGCTGTCTTCGTTTACGTATCTGCCCTTCCATCCTCAATAACTCATCCCAAGCAGCCGTACCATGCGTAAACTTTATAAATTGTTGGAGCTCATAGCGTTGTTCCTCTAACTTCTTTTTTGCGGCGAAAGCCTCGATTGCCTCCCCTTCTACACTACCTCCAAATACTTTACGAAATACCGTAGGATTCTTAGCAGAATTATGCGCAGCATCTACATCACTAACAGCACCCATCCATCGTGATAGGTCCTGTGACATAGATTCTAAATCACGCCCTGCCTGAAACGCCCTCTTAATACCAGAGAACGCCGTACTAGCCGTGCTTACCGCAACCGAAATGCTTATTGGATCGAACATAGTTTTCCCGTAGTTTCATTGTAGTTATCTCACTCGTGCGGTAACTTTACCACCCTTACGAAAATTAGAAGGAGCTTTTTCCGAAGCAATTTCTTTCTTTAATCTAGCGGTTCTTCGTTTAGTTTCCCCGGGGCCCATTATCTTTGTCGGCTCCCCTTTTCTTAAAACTCTATCTTTATACGCTTTTTCCTCTAATTTTTTTCTACGCTGTAATTCTTTAAATAGCATATTACCTTTTTTGACAGCTCCAAACGGTGCAAACCCATATGCGGCTCCCCCATACTCTTTATCAATTTTGTCCGATAATCGAAGTAAATCTTTATTAGAAAAATCTTGAAGGAAAGTTTTATTTTTAAATTTTTTGGCAAATCTATTTAGCATAGATTTATCAGAAGCTTTTATAACACCTTCGTCCTTTATCTTCTTTTTAATTTTGCTAACTTCTGAATTAAAATCTTGAAAGAACTTTTTTGCTTTTTCCTTTCTTTGTTTTTGTGCTTTAGTTGCTATGTTATAGCCCATAGTTACTGTCCTTTCGATTTAATAAATTCTCTTTGCATCGCTGCATCTATACGTGCGCCTGTCTGTCGTTCCTGACTCGACAACCGCTGTTGGAACTGATCGGCACGTAATCTCTGATTCTGTGCGTCAAGATTAAGTTTCGCCTGATCGTTCTGCGCATCGTTCTGTTCGGCCTGTGCCCTAAGCTGCAACTCCTTCTCCTTGAGCTGCACCAGTGGATCCGGTCCCTGACCCGAGGCCTGTTGTGAAAGTTGCTTTAACTGCTGCATACCCTGCGCTACAAACTTAGCCTTAATCGCCTCCGTCAACATCTCCTGCTGCTCCGGCGCCATCGGTCCCTGCTTACGCATCTCCATCATCGCCATCTCTTCCGCCTGTATCTGTACGTGCTCCATACAATGCTTTTGTAAAGCAATAGCCATAGCCGGCATATTCGCAATCATAGGAGAGGCTCCAAACACTAAATGCGCCATAATGTGGGACTCATGGTCCTGTCCCTGAAACGCCTTCAACGTCACCATATCCATGACATCTATATTCTCCTGCGCCGGATCTTTCGGTGTCGGCTCCTCATCAGGAACACGCTTCATAATCCTGTCCGTATCTTTAACCCCAAGCGCATCATACATATCACGGTATACTTCATACATATTATGCAGATCAGGGGCAGCACCCGCCAACTGTAGCTTCGTTTGCGCCAACGCAATCCTTTGGGCCTGTGAAAAGACATTTGGGTCCGATACAGGAACAACATCCACTCTATCGTCAAAGTCAGTTGCTTTGATCGCGCTATCCTCACCCTCTACCGCATAAGGGTATTCACCGGGTAAACTCTCCCCCATCACCCTTGATAGGATCTTAAACTCTAATCGCATCGCATAATGCAGTCTCTTATGCACCGCACTCATTACCCGTGAGCCCTGTTCCAACAACGCTATAGTCGTACCGACAGCCGCCTGTTGATTACCATCGCCAACCTTCATATCTGTAATCGTGGCAAACCTACGTCCTGCATCAACAACAAATCCCAATAACTGGAATAAGGTTTGATCAGGACCTTTAAATGGCAGCGGCATAAGGCTGTCACGAATAGCCCCTCCGGGAGCATCCACATCGCGGAACTCACCGGGCTGAAGCGGATCATCGTCGTCTCGGATCCGTAGTCCACGGGCCTTGAAACCCGCAGGAAGGTTGGACAACGTACCGGCGTCGATTAACTGCCTCAGAGCCGCTGTGGCGGTTCGTGACAACCCGCCAATCGTGTGAATAAGTCCCAACCCATAGAAACCAAAACCGGGTAGAAACTTATAGTGCACAAAATATTGTATCTTGCGCTTCATATCATCATCTTCACGATAATTACGGCGTATGGACAAAATCTGCCCGTTATCCTGACTAATTGTAACCACATACGGCACTTTTATGCCGGTGGGCTCCCCATCCTCATCTGTCTCTTCATAGCCCTCAATGTCCAAATCAACGTGACATTCGAGCAAAGTACAGTCATAATCTATCTGAGAGGGCGCCATGCCATCAATTCTATTGATTTCATCGGTTACAGAATCCCCTTCTGCCTGCCCCGGAAGTACCGGAATATCCAGATAAAAGCCCGATATTTGCTTCTTTCTGAGCTCATTTAGCGATATTCGCAGCGTTTGCGTAATGGTGGGGCACGTTTCGAGGTCCGAAGTCTCATAAGGTACCACCAAATGCTCTGCCGGTATGAATTTAGACACCGCTCTG